ATTACTTATGGGAACTTGATTTTGGGCGTAAATGGAAAAAGGATAGCGTAAAAGTGAAAGGCAAAAACTTTAAACTTCAAAATGCTTATGATTTGTGGGACTTGCTCAATCTCGCATAACGTTGAGTATATGGTGTGTAGCCGACACCTAAAACCTGGCTATAAAACACAAATGTTTAATCGGCTATACACTATATACATTGTTAGCCACAGTACGGTAAATTTATGAAAATATTAGTTGCGTGTGAAGAATCACAAACAGTATGTAAAGCGTTAAGAAATAAAGGACACGAAGCCTTTTCTTGTGATATTCAAGAGAGTAGCGGGGGGCATCCCGAATGGCATATAAAAGATGATGCCATTAAAATTGCTTATGATTTGAATTATAAATGGGATATGATGATTGCCCACCCACCTTGTACTCATTTAGCCGTAAGCGGTGCAAGATGGTTTAAAGAGGGTGTTAAACCAAAATATTTACAAGATGAAGCAGCAGATTTTTTTATTAAACTTGTAAATGCACCAATTGAAAAGATAGCAGTTGAAAACCCTATTTGCATTATGAGTACAAGGTATAGGAAACCAGACCAAATAATTAACCCATTTCAATTTGGACACCCTGAACAAAAGAAAACCTGTTTATGGTTAAAAAACTTACCTAAACTGAAAGAAACTAACAATGTTTATGATTATATGATGACACTACCAATTAAAGAAAGAACCAGGATACATTGGCTTGGAAGCAATAAAAGCAAAGAACGTTCTAAAACCTATCAAGGAATTGCAGATGCTATTTCTGAACAGTGGACGTAGTATTGTGGCTAACAATGTTATATACGAACTTTTATCAAACAAGACAATGACAAAAAAAGATATTGAATTTTACCTAATTAGTACAGGATTAAATTATTCAACAGAGTTCAAATTTTTATCTGATCGCAAATTTAGATTTGACTTTTACTTGCCTGACTTTTGCACAGGTATTGAGTACGAAGGTATAATATCTGCAAAGGCAAGGCATACGAGCGTAACTGGATTCACAAAAGATTGCGAGAAATACAACTTAGCACAATTGAACGGTTACAAGGTGCTGAGATACACAGCTCTAAACGTGAAAGATTTGATTAGAGATGTTGAATTTTTGATAAATCTGAAAAAAAATGATGTTTTTTGAAAAATAAATTTGCAATTATAATAAGTAAATATTAATTTTGTATCATGACAGAGCAAGAAATGAAATCAACTTTAATCAAAGAGCGTAAGATAATTGGGAATTACGTTTACTACCCTATTGAGGTAATTGAGTTTCTGACTGGCAAGGTTGACAGAGAAATACCGGACATTGATGTTTTTTTGTCAAAGATTGGTTTTGCAAAAGGTGTTTTTTATTCAGATGTAAGGCGCAATAATGTGACCGATGTAAGGTATGCAGTTTGCAAGACGCTAAGAGAAAAAGGTCTTACGTTTGTAAAGATTGGGGATTTAATACATAAAAACCACGCTTCGGTTATTTATCTCGTTGATAAATATCAACCGTATAATCCAGTGAAGGTAAGGGAATATTTAGAAATTTTAAACAACTTATAAAAAATGAAAACAGAACTAAAAGAAATTAATAGTGAATATTCATACAAAAGAGATGAAATACAAATTTTACAAGGCAAAGAAGCATTTTATGTTAGTGACATGATAAGGGTATTATCATCAATGCCACAACATTTGCCAATTGCTTTTGTGTCTATTTCTGATAATGATAGGTTTGTGCAGCCACGAGAAACAAATATGGCATTTTTTTTTACAAAAAACACTAAAGGCATTGGAGATGTTTTTGTTATTGCGACTATTGGAACAAAATAATAAATAAAATTTAAACATTAAATAAAAATGGCAGAAACAATCTACCCTAAAGGATTTAGAACATTCTCAAGACGTGACAACGCCCCTGAGTTTGTGTTGGGAACACTTATTATTGACCCGAACGAATTTTTTGCATTCGTGAAAGAGAACCCGGATTTTATCTCTGAATACACGTCAAAAGAAGGTGTTAAATCAAAGCAGTTAAAACTAAACATTCTAAAATCAAAAGACGGTAGGATTAATTTTACCGTTGACACGTACAAAAAAGAGAACGATTCAAGCCCGTTCTAAAATGACGCGAAACAGCCACCATGAAAAACGACCTTATCAGAAAAGTTGTAGAATTTGCAAAACTAAGTTTTCACCCTACAGGACAACAGATGCTTTTTGTTCCTATGAGTGCCGGAAGCAATTTGAGATGGTCAAACCAAAACCCATTCAGAGGGTACAACAACACGAGAAACGGCAATTATCGAAAGATGAAAAAGCCTACTTAGCACAACGGGAAAAACTCCGCATCAAGTTAATAGAAGCTGAAAAGTATTTTTGTTACCGGTGCGGAGTATCCCAAAAGAATTTAGAATGCCATCATATTATTTGGCGTTCAGAAATACCGAGACATGAAGAAAAGCATAACCATAGGAATTTAATATTTGTTTGTTCTGAATGTCATGCCTGGTATCATGATAAAAAGGGTAATCGAAATAGTTTAGTTGAGAAAAGGAAATTGTATAACGTGTTCGGAGAAAAAGTAAGAAACAAATGATAAAATGTGTATTCATGTTTGATTTTTGCGGTGTTCAAATTGACAAAGGCACGATAAGATATTTGTCTGATAAATACAAAATAAAAAGTGGTTCTATTAATGGGACTATTGTCAGAAAGTCTATTGTGGATCAAAAATTTTATTTTCAACTAAGCGATAAATTTGTATTGCCTAACAAAAAGAAAAGCTTTAATCCGTTTTTATCCAAAACACCAAGATCATGATAATTGAAGTAACCCCTGCGCAAAACTGTTGGTACTTAGTGGATATAGATTTGTTTGAAGAGCAAATTTTATTAAGTTGTGACTTTACGATCACAACCGAAGATCAACTTTTACACTCAATATCACTTTTCAAAAAACTTGCTGGGTTGCCTGAAAGTTATCATATTTCGATAGTCGATGAAAACAGAGCAATGTTAGCTATATTAACGCCAAAGTGCAAGTTATTAGCTTCCGGTGTTCATCACCCGAACGACGTAAATGAAATTAAAAAACGAATAATAAAGAATTATGAAAAAACAAATTAGATTCACACCTGAAACATGGGAACAACTACTTGAACAAAAAAAGGCACTAAAAAAGCCTATCAATGAGATTGTATCTGAAAAGATAGTGAATACACTTTCTACGAACAAAAATATGGTATTTGGCAAATGCGTCATTGACGTTCCAATGATTTCAGCTAAGATACTTGATTTATCAGATGAAGCCGACCGCTTGCTAAAAAAAGCACAACATACAACAATAGCAGTAAGAACGGCACAATGGAAGTCACCATTTGTTTCAGTTGAAGAAATAATACTACAAATCATATGAAAAAGCAACACCAACAATTATCAGAGTTTCACGCGGCATTTAATTACACGTACCCAGACACTTTATCAATCCCTGAACCTGAAGAATTTGCATTGCGTCAAAGAATACTCCAGGAAGAGGTTGACGAATTAAAAGAAGCCGGTGAGATAGGTGATATAGTAGCGGTTGCGGATGCCGTTGTAGATTGCCTTTACATTCTGGTCGGCACGGCTCAAAAGTTTGGCTTTTCTGATAGACTTGAAGAGTTGTTCGATGAAGTGCATAGATCGAATATGTCAAAGTTAGATGAAAACGGGCAACCTATTTACCGGGCGGATGGTAAAATATTAAAGGGCTCGAATTATTCGGAGCCTAAACTTGCGAAAATACTTTTTAAATTTTAAACCAATCAAAATATAATAAAATGGAAAACTACCTTAAAAGATTAAGAACACTAAGACAAGAGTTAATTACAAGCCAACGATACAATTATGTATCAACAAGGGGGAATGTTAAACCTTTTGACGAATGTATTAAGGAATTTGATTTATTGTTAGACGAAATGGAAAACAGTTTAACCGATTTTATAGATGATGATTTTAAAAAAGCAACTGCACCTGCAATAAGATTTTTGTTCAAAAATCACGATCCACACACAAAAATATATATAGATTATTCTTCTGCTGAATTATTACAAGGGCGTAGATGCTGCAACCTAAACGATGAGATACCTGATTAAATTGTTTATTGTAAAAAAAAAGTTAAAAAATGCGTACACAAGAAGAAATTAAAATACAGATTGAAGGTCTTGAAAATGAAAAACAAACATTACCAAAATATTCAAGTTTTGGAGACCCCAACCATGCAATTATTGAAGCCCAAATATCAATACTGGATGGCAGTAATGATTTAACTGACTTTGATGATGGCAATTGGGAAGAAATGGATGAAGATCATAAAATTTATTGTGGTGCAGAAGATGCGTATAATTGGTTGCAAGGGTATTCTGATTACGACTTATTTGGGTAGTCATTAATATTGTCTCTAACGGTTTGTGGCTTGTAGCAGTAGTGACGGATAATTTACAAGGGTATTAATTTAAAAATTTGTCAAAATGAACGCAAAAGAAGCAAAACAATTATCATACGAAAAAAATGTTAATGATATTTCAAGCCAAATGGTAGCTATCCTCACAAAAATAAAAGAAGCCTGTCAAAAAGGGGAATATTTTATTTGGTTTTATGGAAGCATAAGAGACGATATTAGAAGTAGTCTTGTAGATATGGGATATAAGGTTCACAACACACAGTTTGAAAGGGATGAAACTATGACTAAAATTGAGTGGTCGTAGTCATTTCGGCTAACTGTTTCTGATTTTACTCCAGTGGCGGTGCAGTAGTAAAATGAATATTTTAAATAAAGTCGTAATTTTGTATTTATGAGAAAGCGAAAAGAATAGATAAAATCTATAAAAAAACTTGTTACCATAATATTTTTCTATACTTTATATTTTTTTATAAATTTATTTGCTTTTTATTTGAGATAAGTGTATCTTTATATCATATTAATTAACACTTAAAAAAAATAGAAAATGAAAAATTTAGATTACTCAATCAACTACGCTTCAGCAACTTTTTCAGGATATGGACATTACAAAGTAGAAGTAGAACTTCAATCTGAAGCTACTGGAGATTATCATAAGTTTTATGCCACCACTACTGATATGAGAGCAATTGATGAGTGGAAGTCGACAGAAGACTTAGAGGAAGGGTATAAAATATTGTTTGATTGTATTGAGTACGATATACAAGACGAAATAATCGAATGGTTATATACTGAACAAGTTTCTTTAAAAGAAGATTGATGGCATTGAATCAGTAAAACTAAATTCAAATAAGTTTTGAAATGTTGGGTAGTTCGCTACCCCTTTTTTATTAAAAAAATACGTAACTTTGTAAATTATGTAATGGGAAGTAAAAGCTTTGAATAATGCAATACGACAAACAAAAAATTTTTGAACAAGCGAAGGATGCAATAAATAAAAACAAATTGTTTTTTATTGAGGATATAGTCGCATTTTTGCCAATTAGTAAGCCTACATTTTACGATTATTTCAAAGTTGACTCTAACGAATTTAACGAGTTAAAGGAGATGTTGGACAATAATCGTATTGAGGTAAAGTCTTCGATGAGAAAAAAATGGTACGATTCTGAAAACGCTACCTTACAAATGGCATTGATGAAAATAATTTGTACAGACGATGAAAGGAAGCGATTATCAATGACCCATGTAGAATCAAGTGTCAAGGTTGAATATGATGGATTTTTAAATGAAGTTAAACCACCTGTTGAGGATTGAGATTTTCAAAAAAGCAATGGTTGGCGATTCAGTATTTAGAAGCGTCAAAGGTTGAGCGGTTGCTTTGGGGCGGTGCAGCATTTGGCGGGAAGACCTGGACTGGTTGCCTTTGGCAGATTGACAGACGATTAAAATACCCCGAAACGGTCGGACTTATAGGGCGTAAGACTCTGATAGACTTAAAAAAAACTACCCTATTGACATTTCAAAGATTATATTCACAAATTTACGAACCAAAGTTTGGGGCGGTCAAATATGATGGACAAAAGAACTTAATTGAGTTTAACAATGGTTCGATAATATTTTTAATGGATACGGCTTATTCACCCTCCGACCCTGAATACACACGTTTGGGTTCTTATGAGTTAACAGATAGCTTTATTGACGAAGCTGGGGAAAGTTCGCAACGGGCGGTTGATATGATATTTTCGAGAACAAGGCACAAATTAATTCATGATAAGCCGGCTCAATTACTTTGCTCTAATCCGGTAAGTAATTGGCTAAAATGGACATGGGTTAAAGACCAACAAGGTAAAGAAGTTATTTTAGATAGTCACATGAAGTATATCAGGGCAACAATTGAAGACAACCCTGACATAGAACGGGCAGAGCGATACAAAAAGACTTTAGAGCGGTTGCCATTAACAGACAGGCAAAGGTTGCTATACGGTGATTGGGATTATGTGCAGAATGATAGTCCATTCATTACCGAGTTTAACGAAGATAGGCAAGTAGGCGACTTTAAAATAAGTCCTAACTATCCGCTTTGGCTTACATTTGACTTTAATATTGACCCGTGTACTTGTCTGTTATTTCAAGAGTTACCGGACGGTGTTTACTTTGTTCAAGAGGTACAGATTAAGGGCGGTACTGAATTTTTATGCCAACACTTGAAGACTTTTATGAACCATGAGAATGCTATTTTTGTAACGGGTGACAGGTCGGGAAATAGTGGTTCAACGTCCGCAGGGTTGGATAACTTCAGTTTAGTGACTGATTACTCAATCATTAAGCGTGAATTAGGACTTAATGACTTTTCTTTCAAGCATTATAAGAAAGCGAATAAGCAATTAGACTATTCAAGAAGATTAGTCAATTATGCTTTCAAGAATATAAATGTTTACTTTGATCGTTCAATGGTGCAGACTATCCAGGACATAAAGAACGCGAAGGTTGACGAAAATGAAAAATTGGTAAAAGATAGACAGACTTATAAATTAGACTGCTTCGATGCTATGCGATACGGGATTAATGCGATATTCCCAAAAGGCATTGCCGACATTGACAGAAAAAGTTTGCGGATTAATTAAAAAAGTATTAACTTTGAAATATGAAAATATCTGATTGGTTCAAGTTCAGAAAAGCAGACTTTAAACACAAAGGGCATAAATTTTATGTTTGTGATCCAGATGCCGGGCAAACGTCACCTAAAAGGCTATCGACCGCAAGAGCATTAAAGTTTACTTTAGCTTTGAATCAGTTAGCGGTTAACATTGCCCGTGAAGACTTAGAATCATTCCAGCAAGAACAAGAGGAATTATTGAAGCGTGGCAATTTGCAACAGGCTTTGTACCTTAATAAAATGTTGGGAGTTCGATTACAATTAAAGTCTTTTGAGCGTGGGTTCATTGACCTGGCGAAAGCGGTTATAATGGTAGATGATGAAAAAGAGCCTTCAACTTATTACGATAGCTTGAAAGATGAACTTTTAAAAGACGAAGTAGTTAAGGGTTTTTTTTTGCAACAAGCAATTCATTTAGCCAAAGGTTTCAGTCAATCATTGAGCGATACAGAAGTAGGGGATTATTTCCAGAATCAGGAAGTAAAGGAGATAGAATTAGCTTTTCAAGATTCGATCTCAAACAAGCAGTCGAAGGATATCAGGAAGACTTAAATATGTGGATATTCAGCAGTAGTAAAGTGATTGGGTTGAGTGTTGAAAAAATTATGGATATGCCGTTTATTGAATTTCTTGAATACTTGATTATTAATAAAAAAATGAGTAACTTTGATAAATGATTATAGGACTATGTAAGCTTGCACTTGTATATTGCTGTTTTCTTTTGTTCACTTGCATAATTGCTGATAGAAGGGATGGACAAGGATATAGATAGGTTTTATGAACTAATAGCCCCTGAACTTTTTTTTAAAGGATGGTCGGATGCTGAATTTGTAGAGTGGTGCGGAACGGGTGATAATACTGAATTGATTAATTTGTTGTGCATACTTGAGCAACATGAAATGTTTGAGTTGTGTGCATTGGTTATGGGCGTTTTAAATAAGAGAATATGATATTAGATGTAAATGATGAGTATTTTAATTGACCCGTACTTCTTCTTTCTTACATGGACTGATTCAGAGATAAGAGATTATTTTAGAACATGGACTGTTTCAGATTTGGAACATTATTTGAAGGAGTTGGAAGATAGGCAGTTATTTGAGTATTGTGCTTTAGTAAGAGATATTTTAATTGAAAAGACGTGACGTATTCAACGAATTATTAAATTCGTTAACTCCATAGCATTGTATTAAGGTTAGTTAATATTGTTCAAGGGCGGTCAGTAAATGACTGCCTTTTTTTTTGTATCTTTGTGCTAAATTTGACAACATGGCTGTAATTTCCAAAGATGAAATAGTAATTGATTTAAAGGTTGAGAACCAACAAGCGATTGATACGTTGTCTGGTAAGCTTGAATCTTTAAATAAGAAGTCAGGTGAAACTAAGGGCAGATTTATTGACATGGGTGCTGGTATTAGTTCAGCATCAGATAAGATCAGAAACAAAATAGTACAAGCATTCCCTGAAGCAGAGGGGGCAATTAACAGAGCGTCAAGTGCATTTAGTGGATTGAAGTCAGCGGGGGAAAGCGGTGCGAAAGGTTTATTTAGCATAGGTAATGCTTTAAAATTATTGGGCGGGGGTGTTATTGCGGTGGTGGTAACGGGTGTAACAGCTTTAGTCGGTTACCTTTCAAAGTTAGCGCCTGTAATGGATAAGATAGAACAAATAACTGCCGGAGTTAGTGCCGGATTCTTAGTACTTGGGCAACGTGTCGCAACTTTCGGAGGTGGATTAGGTAAAATATTTTCAGGTGATTTTAAGGGCGCGCTTGAAGATATAAAAAACTCATTTACTGGAATAGGTTCAGAAATCAGTAACGCTGCGAATCAGGCGGCACGGTTGAAAAAAGAATTTCAAGATATTCAAGACGACAAGGCTATTTTTAACGTAGATGAAGCAACTGTAAGGAATCAGATTAATATTTTAAATGCTCAATATAAAGACCTTTCAAAGTCAGCAAAACAAAAAGAGGAAATCAATAACCGAATTATTGAACTTGAAAACTATCTACAAGATAAGAGAGCGCAATTGGATAAACGTGCTGAAGAGAACTTTGTGAATGCTGCAATTAATCAAAATAAAAACGTAAAGTTAACCGCTAAACAAATACAGACATTAAAGTCGTTTACGGCACAAGGGTTGGCATTAGCGAAAGAGATTGAAGATAAAGGGTTTATTATTGATACAGACGCTTATGAAAAGTTGGCATTGGATCGGGCAGCAGCATTAAACCGTTCGGCAGTATCGGAGGAGAGAGCAATAACAAAGCGAAATACACAAATAGAAAAGCAGAGGCAAGCGGCTGAGAAAGCACGAGAGGAAGCCGACAAGTTAGCGAAAAAGAAAGAAGAAGATAACCTTGTTTTCTTAAAAACGGTTCGTGAATTGGGGGCGGACGTTTTAGAAGATGGATTAGATAAGGAGTTACTTATTATTGTAAATAATGGTAGAGAGAAAAAAGAAGCTATTGCTAAACTTGAAATATCTGATGCTGACAAAAAGAAAGCCTTTGCACTAATTGATGAGAATACACGAAATGAATTAAAAAATGCAGGTGATAAATATTTAGAGCAACTTGAAGCGTTTAAGTTAGCACGTAAAAAAGAAATAGAAGAACTTTCATTTGATGCGCTTATATTCCAGAGAAATGATAAGGACTCATTTGATAAAGCATTAGCCAACGCTAAAAAATTTAACGGTCAACTACAAAAAGATAAGAAAGCAGAAAGAAAGCGAAGGCACAGGCAAAAGAAGATTTAGACAAAGAGGGCAAAGACTTGCTTAACAGTTCATTAAATATTCAGGATCAAATATTACAGGCAACGGTTGACAGAGTTGATTCAGAAATAGCAATTCAAGAGGGTAAAATAAATAGGCTCAAAGAACTTGCCGAGTTTGGTAGTGCCGAATCATTACAACTTGAAGAAGATAGGCTTGACAGATTGCAAGCGAAAAGAGAACAAGCCGTTCAGAACCAAAAGAAATTAGCAGCAGTTCAGATTGCTATCAATAACGCTTTATCTGCAAGTGAAGCTATTAAGGTTGTACTTGAATCCGCTTCAACAGACCCAACGGGCGGTCTTTTAACTGCGGTTAGGGTTGCCAGTATTTTAGCATTAATTGGTTCAACTGTAATCGGTATTAATTCAGCATTCGCGAGTGTACCTGCATTCAAAGAGGGTACAGACTACGTGCAAGGTCCAGGCACTGAAACAAGCGATTCTATAACGGCTCGTTTATCAAAAGGTGAAAGGGTAGTTAACGCTTATCAGAATAAAGACTTGCGGTCAATGGGCATAATTACCAATAAGGATTTAGTAGAGTACGCAAAGTTAGGCAAGTCGGTAAGTGATGTTAAGATTGAAGTACCTGGTCAAGGGAAGGACTATACTGAGAACTTTAACGAACTTGTAAGAGAAAACAAAATGATGCGAAAGAAACTTGAAAGGCTTGAAATCCACATGGGTATTTCAAATGAAGGCATTTACGGCATGATAACTTCAATGGAAGAAAAGCAGACTAAACTCAATAAACTGAAGGCATGAGTACAATCAAAATAGACAATATTGATTTTAGCAAGTCTTGTGAGTTTAAGTACAGGCTTAAATACGATAGCACAACAGACGGTGTTGATACGGTAAAGTATGTCGATAAGATACGAGCAACGGGTGACTGTTACGATTATCTTTACTCAATTTACTTTGAGAATAAATCATTAGATAAAGTATTACCAGTTAAAATGACTTCAAGTTGTTGCGACTTTGAACATGAATTAAAGTTAGATTATCGGGGGGTTACGTTGGGTAACTGCTATATTGATTTTACACCGATTAGCAAAGTGTCGGGTAAATACGACGAACTTAAAAAGACTATTTGGTACCAGAACGGGTTTAAAGACGAAAACCAAAATTACAACGTGCCGTATTGTTCAGGATTCGGGTTTATGAATGTTGTTTTGATGTTACTTTATTGGATTGCTTTACGCCCAATTGTCTTTTTAATTAAAGCTTTGCCTTTCATTGACACAGATGACTTAGGGCTTGATGAGCTTGAAAAAAAAGTGCACGGTTGTGGTTATTTCCATGTGGCATATTCGCCACGTGAAGTATTTGAATTCCATTGCAATAAATTAGGGTTAACCTTTAGTAGTTCGATATTACAAACTTCAAAATATAAGGACATACTTTTTGTGCCTTGCGATTCAGGCAAAGGCTTTGCTAAAAGTGATGGGTTTGTAAACTTTGATCCAGACAATGCACCAAGTTACACCTTACTTCAATTACTTGAAGTATTCAAACCCGTTTTTAATGCAAAATATTGGATAGAGGACAATGTACTTTACTTTGAGCGCAAAGATGCTTTTGAAAAAGTGCAAGATGTTATTTTGGATTTAGATACGCAATCGGTAAAGGGTGACATTACTTATGAATATTCAAAAGATAGCGGTTACGCTTACGGGCGGTTTGCTTACAATGTCGATTCATTAGATCAGGAAGGTGGCGACTTGTCGAACCTTTACAACGACATTGTAGAATGGAACTCCCCACCTTCTGAATGGCAAAAGGGTAGTTTAGATATTCAGCTAAGAGATTTTTCACCTGCAACATATATGAGGGCGTTGGGGTCAAGTGACTTTGTAGATGGATTGCGTTATGAATTGACCGGGTTGGCAGGTGGTTCAACCCGTGACATGGTTTTATCAAATGGTCTAAGTTCTTCAATGAAGTTAATAATGGGTGACATAGATGGTTCATTTGAGGGTAAGATAAGAATGGCGTCTAAACGTAAACAGATACCAGGCACAAAAAAATATCTATACGATTATGACCTATATTTCAATGAGAAAAATGTGGATGAACTGTACAACAACTTTTATGCGATTGAAGACCCACGCACGTATATTTACCTTGATAGTTCAGGATTTGAATTTATACCTGAAAATTTTTGTATCTTTGTGGAAATGTTAGACAAGAAAGGGTTAAGATTAGGGGTAAAGTCAAGCATGGGGGTGGGGGTGCCGGACGGCATAGAAGTAGATTTTGAAAATGGAATTGTAAAAGTAAACTCGGTAAGATGGCGTTGTCCTTTAGCACTGTAACGGCTCAGAACATACATAGCGTTTTACGTCCATTTGGGAGTGAAATTGCCTTTACTTGCACTTCGACAACATCGTTGGCAGGTAAAGAAATATTTGTTGTGCCGATGTTTTTTGTACGGTCAACAGACGTACAATCTTTGCTAAATTCAAGTTACCCTAAGTACGGTTATACTCACACTTATCCAGGTTCAAACGGTACGGCTGACATGACTAAACTTAGCCATGATTATGATTTTTGTCACGAGAATATAAGGCTATCATTTACTCGTTCGTCAACTACACAATTTACAATAACGCCTTACGGGTTGACGACTATGGACGTTGGGAAAGCCCCCTCACAATTTCAACTTGATTCGGCAGACAGATGTTTGAAAAATCATAGGTTAAACCCTAAGAAGTTGGATAACGTTACGCCTTCCGTATTTAATGAGGATAGGGTGATGCGGTTTTACGTTGTTGTGACAGATGGAGATTATAACGTTGAGCAACAAGGCGTATGCGATATTAACTTTACCGCTCGTTGGTACGAAAAAGGATTGTACAACGTAGATTCAGAATGGTCGGATTTTGATTACAAGTTGTTCCAAAATGGAACACAAATAGATGGATTTTCAACACACACAGACACAACTATTAGGCTGCAAATTAATGCAGGCGCGACACACGCTGTCGGGGGGTGGTGGGTTTATATATTTCGAGAGTTCGGGCAAGGAAATGGTACAAACTATTGGACTGATATAGAGTTAAACGGGAAGTTCTTTAGTGGGGCTGGTGTAGGCACAGCAGTTGATACAATTGATAGTGCTGCGGTTAGTTCAAGTTCTGCACTTACCACAATATCAGGTAATATTAAATATGTTGATATTGTAATTGATAAAGACTACATAACTAAAGGTAATGTTTATCGGGTTGTATTTGTGCCGGTAAAGACTAATGATTTTTCAAATAGCTTTATAACGGATTCAATACGGGTTACGGACTATATCCCTCCTACTTCTGGAAATATAACCGATGAAATAGAACACTACACGGACACGACGCAAATATATTTGAATTGCGTGTCTGGTGTTGCAATAAATGAGCGTTTAAGGTTTGCAGTTTTGTTTGACAAGACAAGCTACAATGACAATATTATAATTAATGGTTCTAATGGTAGTTTTGATGAAAATTTAAGCAATTACCGGATTTTCATTACAGAGCAAAAAGTTCAAGACGGATTACCTTTAAATTATGCGAATGCCGAGAGTGTAGGAGACTGGGGGTTGATTAACACCTCAATAGAGCATGGTGGCGTTACAACGTTAAGGATGCGACCTGAATGGTCGGGCAAAACTTTATTCTTAACACATGAATGGACTTTCAACATCCAGTTAGACAACGGGTTAAAATCTACCGATGTAACGTATTATCAACAGTCGTTTAGTGTTGGTGCAAGGGTGGATGATACGGACATTGAATTTATAGGGTTGTTTGATTCGGATAACAACGAGATAACAAGGATTTGCGCGGAAGACAATGAAGTTATTGTCGCACGTTTCCAGAACTTAACGCCAAACACTTACAACCTTATTGCTTATCTTGAGAGTGAGGAGAATGTTTATCTTAATAGTGCATTTGTTAAACTAAATTCAACACCTATAACGGTTTTGCCTCAGACATTTGACGGAAGTGATTTGGTGGATATTAAAATTGACACTAAGTTACTTGACATAGGTAAAGCTTACACTTTAGATTTGATTGGCATAAATGATAATTCAATAGCTGGCAGTTGTGGAGCAGAAACTTTAGACGTGACTTTAGCAATTGAAGATGCGGGGGCAAACAGTCTTAATATGTCACTCGCCTACGGTTCATTTTCGGGTGCAGTCGCTAAGGTTTGGGTTGAATTAAACGCTGTAGGTTCAAAGTGGTTGGGTACGCAAAAATGGGAGTTCACAAGCGAATCGGATTCAGACACTTTTGAGTTTGTTTACTACCCTAACAACAAATATATCAAGTTAACAGGTACAGCAATTGTTGACATTCAGGGCTTTATTACGGTGTTAACAACGCAAGGGTGTTACATTACTGATAAATTCAATATGAACAACGTATATTCTACGAAATTAACAGAAACGAAAACAATAACTTTAGATTAAATGGCAAGGTACACAACAGTTTATTCAAGTTACGAATGTACGGATTTGCAGGACTTTAATCGTTCTGTAACTTTGCCGATTAAGGAAGATTGTGAACCAACGCAAAAGGATTGGATATTAAATGATTGTGACCGTGTTTGGTGCGAATCAAAAAAATCGTATGATCCGGCTTTCACAATGGTGTACGAAGCAGGAGATAAGATACAGTTTCAGTTCAGATTTGTAGATGAATACAACGATGACCCCACTAATCCGGTTGATGGATGGGGTGCATTTATTAAGGCTACTCTTAATTGTTCAGTTGGTGACGACTTCACGACACTATCAGACTTCGCGACTGGTATGGTTGGATGGGATGGCAACTATTCGTATCAGATTCTTGAGGTTGATACGGCTTTATTCGCACGTTGCAAGTGTTGGTCGTTAACTGTTACGTCTTATAAAAAGGCTGAAGGATTAGATGTTGTAAGTCAAGAGATTTGCACAGAACAATTTGGTGCATCAAAATGTGATAGCGTTGTAAAGGTGCAAGGTGTTTATACTAATTATGATTGTTTTGGCAATTGGTACGGGCAACCTTATCCGGGCTACGTTGGCACTAAGTTGATTTACAATAACACATTAAAGTTTGACGGGTTTTTAAGGGATTCTGGATATTCGATTAAAAAAGAATTGTTCATTGACCGTGCCAAGTCAGTAACAACACGTAAGATATGGACGCTAACATTTAGAAACCCAGTTCCGGCTTATGTTAAAAATACTCTATACGGTCAATTGTTAGCAGGTGAAAAGTTGTTGATTGACGATAAAGAATATTTATTAGAATCCGTGCAAGCTGAGCCGTTTTTAAATATGTTTAAGGTCCAGGTTGAAGTATGGCAAGAATGCGAAATGAATAAAACGTGTTAATATGATTATATTGGTAGATGTGTATATTGATACAGCACAAAGCATAGCGCTGAATGAAGTTGATGTAAAAGTTTCACTTTCTGATTTAGATGTAGAGAAAGCATTATTCACTGATATTTGGGCTGTTACAACTGTTATCGATGAAGACGGGAATAAATATTCTAAAATAATAATTAGCGAAGATCTTACTTTTTATTCTCCAACTTCAGCCGATGAAATTTACAAAATGATTAAAGAAGATAATACGATATGGCAAAGAAAAAATTAATTGCAAAAAAAGTTGTATTTTTGCATAAGTTTACGGGTAAGAGATACCGAGTAAAAGAATATAGCGCAGAACTCTATGAGAAAAACAAGGACGCTATAACTAAAGAAGGGTATTACTTACTCAAAGAAAAGGTTCAACCAACACCAACGGAAATAATGGAAAAAATTATTGAACCTTTAAAACAAAACTTAGATGAGCCTTCTTTGTAATACAAATTGCGGAACAATAGCCGACGTTCCGGCTTCTTACTTTGAATGTGTTGACGCATTCTTAGAGTTCGGAAGTGCAAAAATGATTCTGCATACTTGCGATTCCTCATTTACAGACGTATTGGATGCTGATGAGTGGACGGACAGAGTAACAGCCGGAACAACACACCTGATGCCACCTGGTAAAATTACCGTAAACGAACCTTCGCAAACCACATTTGAAGTTGATGGTGAGGGCAGAAAGTCAGTCGGTGGGGTAACCTACACTATTGATTATGAAACTTATCAGTTTGGCGCTGACCCTACCGATTCTTGTGTTTATTGGAACACCATTTTTGAAAACGCAAACACTTTAAGATTAAATTGGATTGACAAGAATGGATATTTTTACGTACCAAAAGCATGGGCAACAGAGATAGCAGCCGGAAGCCCAGCGACTATTTCAGGCGAATCAATTGGATATGAGTTTTCAATAACAAAGATACCTTCAGTTGTTGCGGGTGAAGCTGGAAAAGCTAAGTGGGTATGCCAGTTTGAAATTAGACCTATCGAGGTGTTGCATTTTGTTGAATTGCCAGGAGTTCAGGCAGTCATATCTTAAAAATAACGGATGATTTTTAAAGGTGCGCAATTAATAAATAAGGAGTTAAAGGCGGAGATGATCCGCATTTACGAACAGGCTGAAACCCATTGCACACGCGATGGGTTAAAGCGCCTTTTAGAAATCCAAAGACCGACTGAGCCAGAAAGTATTAAGGAATATCGGATAGCGAATCAAAGGCGAATCACAAGGTCTTCAACCGAATCATGGTTTTCGATGGTATCACGAATTTTCAATAACTCAGGTATCATTGTAAATGGTAAATCAGATCGGTTAACTCAATATTTAGAAGCATATCCTTTTAAGTCAAATCGCAAAGAGCTTAGCTTTGAAAATTGGATGCTTGAAGTTGCTTTGCGGTTGTCGGTTTTAGACCCGAACGGATTGTTCGTCATTTATCCGAAGAAAACAGACTGGGCAAATACTTTGGAAATGGCAATGCCACAGGTCAAGTTTTTTGAATGTGAAGATATTGTCGGAACTTATGATGGTGGCGTTTACCTCGTTAAAGACTTAGGTAAAAATTTACACGAACATTGGATAATTTCTGCAACCGATATAATAGTTTACCGTGATAGGTTTGCAAGTGGTGGTAAAATTGAAGTAGAAGAAATATTTACCTATAATCATAATATTGGAGATATTCCGATAGTATCCGCAATGGGCATAACTACCGTGTTTGATGATGAGTTAATGATTAACGAATCATTTTTGAGTGGTTCATTTGAATACTGGGATGAGGTAATTAATAGATTTTCAGATAGTCAGGCGGTTTCAGTTCAACATGATTATCCGATTAAGATAATGACGGAAATACCGTGCAAAGCGGATGGATGTCGTAATGGTCATGTAACTGATAGCGAAGGCAAGGTAAGTAAATGTAGTGAGTGCGGTGGACGTGGTATAGTTACAGGTGATTCACCTTACCATACTTTGGTCGCACCTGAGAGCATGATGGAGGGCGGTAATAAACGTGAACCAGTTGTGTTTGTTGCACCTCCACAAAGTTCAATAGATTCAAGCTATAATAGGGCAATGGACTTGTTGAAGAAAGGGCAAGAAGAAGCAGGTTTGCACGTATTGGATTCGACAAGTGCAGAAAGTGGAGTTGCTAAGTCAATGCGATTAGAAGAGAAGCAAGACAAATTGCTCAGGTTAGCGAGTAGTTTTAAGATGTTCGCTGAACAAATCTTATATTACTATGAGTGTTACCTTGTAATTGTAAAGGAATCAAGGCAAATACCAACGGTTTTTGTGCCAAAATCACTACAAATTAAGGACACTTTAACTTTACAGACCGAAGCAATCGAAGCACCTTTGGCAGATAGGTATTACAGTTACTTGAAATACTTGAGTGATAAGTATAACGGTGACGATATGATGATTGAAGTTTACAAAGTAGCTTTGCAGGAATCGCCTATTTTAATGCTTAATCAAACAGAGATTGACGCAAGGATGACTGCTGGTATTTATTCAGGGTTCGACCTATACAAAGCGGATGTAATTGTACAGACGTTGTTAGAAAATTACGATGATAATGCAGAAACTATGAAAAACAGATCAAATGAGCAAATTAGAAGATCTTATAGCGAAAAAAACGGACTTAATCAGTCAATCGGATGATGACTTTTTTAAATCCATTCAAGATTTACTCCCGGATAATAAAGGCAAACTTAAAGAGTACTTAGATCAATTTGAATATAAAAATGGCAAGTTGGTTAACTCTGAATTTAACCGCAAAAAACTGATAGGGTTAAGAAAAGAACTGCTAAAGATTCTTGAATCCGATTACAATATCAACTTCACGGCTTATATAAAAAAGTTTGATGATATTTCAGAACTTAACTTAGGCATTCAGTCCGCTATGGGCGTTACTGTTTCTAATTTAGAGATAGGATTTGCAAAAAAGATAATGACTGATTTGGTAGCTGACCAATTGGCACTCGATAAGGCGGTTGACATGGCAATCCGTCCAGGTATTCAACAATTACTATTTAAAAATGTGATAGGTCAAGCGAACCGTAAAGATACACTTGAAGCATTAACGAGTTTTATAAGCAAAGATCAAGGCGTTGCTCAATGGTCCAAAGTAATTGCACGTAATACGCTTGGAATGTATGACGGTATGGTTCAACAGCAACTATCCACGCAATACGAATACGATGGATATTTCTATACAGGATCGATAATTGAAACGTCACGTATTCAATGCGTACACTGGGTTAATGACAGAAAAGGATTTATTACATTTGAAGAATTAAGGGAAGACATACCTAAATATAAGAATCAAAGCGGATACGGGTCTGGAATGGAATTGACAATGGAGAGTTTTCCGGTGGTTCGTGGTGGTCATAATTGCAGGCATACGGCTACAATCGCGTCTATGCCTTCATATTTAAAAGCTAAAAAACAGAAACAATGATAATAAAAGTAAAACATTACGACAAAGTAATTGAGGTTGAAATACCAGAAGATTCAGATTACGATACCGTAATGCAAGCATTTAACGGTATTCTAATTGTCTGCGGATTTCATAAAGATACTATTTTTAACAACGAAAACGAAACGGAATGAAAATTTTTAAACTAAAGTACGTCAATGACCCGATTCATGGCATCGTGCCAACAGATGTACGGGAAATTGAATGTAACGAGGCAACTGCGAACATTAGACTAACTCATAACAACGTTGCCAACGGTGGCGACTTCATGAGCGTCGAAGATTTTAACCTTATTTTTAAACCTAAAACAACGGAAACAAATGAAAGAATTATTGAAGAAGATGGGATTGGAACTGACGGAAGATCAGGAGAATCAACTGCAAAAAGAACTCGAAAAAAACGAGGAACTGATACGGGTGAAAATTGAAAAAGAACTTGACCTTAATGGCATCAAAGCGCAACATGAAATCTTTGAAAAACAAGCAAAGCGAAAGATTAGCAGGGTTGCTCAAATGGGATTAAGTAACTCACAAGCTGAAGCGTTGGATTGGGATGAACTTGTCACCAAAGCTGAAGAAACTGTAAAGGCTAAGATTGACGAAGGTTCTAAGATTACAGATGAAGAAACAAAGAAGCAAGTCAATGAACTAAAAACTAAGGTTGCGGAGTTGTCCGGGCAGATTCACGAAAAGGAAGAACTGCTAAAAACAGAGGTTGAGAAAGTAAAGCTCGACTACGAAAGCAAATTGACACGCAAGGAAATTGAGTTGATTGCTAAGAGAAAAAGTGCTGAGACTAATTGGTTTAAAAAAGAAAGTGCCGACAAGTTTACTAAGTTAGTTCTTCAAGAGATCGAAGCGAATTACGACATTAAGCCTGACGGGTCTTTACTTGCTAAAGATGGGAGTAAGGCACTTGCACCAGATGGCAAGAATGTATGGAAAAGCATTGATGATGCTTGGAATCATTTCAGTTCTGATTTGGTCGCTCAATCTAATCCTGGGGGTGGTGAAGCGAACCCTAATATTAAAAAACCAAACGAGGGGCAAAATATACCTGCATGGATGACAAAACAATTGGCATACGTGCCAGGAGAGTAATTTCATAGTTCTGTTTTTTTGAGGGGTTAAGAAATTAACCCCTTTTTTATTTGCATATTAATATAAGTTTATGTAAATTTGTTAAATGATTGCGGATAAAGATTTGCGGATATACGAGGTACGCCAACAGAATAGAAAAGAAAATGTGGTGGTGTTTGGTAATTAAAAATAAAAGTGTATCTTTGCAATAACTGTACCCGTATTGCTTCCCATTAGAACAGCTTGCGGGTCTTCTTTTAAAATAAGGCATTCATTTATCTCGTATTACGATACTTGTCAAGAACCCGGCTTATGTCGGGTTTTTTATTTTATAAAATAAATTTCGTATCTTTGCATTGTGTTTCTGAAACACGTTAATAATCAGTTCTAAAATATCCGTCCGGATAAAGATTATTTAACACTAAAATACCAAAGATATGGCAATGGCATCAGGGACGGACAATAAAGCGTTCCAAAATTTACAAATCTCACTTAACAACTTGGCACTTCAGGCGTCCGCACCTGAACAACTTATGCCACAAGTGGGCGTTCTCGAGGCGGTAACTTCACCTGCAAATACACAAGGATTAGCAGCACTTCAATTTGAAGTACTTAACGGTAAAGACAAACCGCAAAACACTTCAGGTAAACCTTACGTACAAGTAAGAAGCGTTGCACCTGATTGCACTTACACAAATACGGGGTCAAAGAATATTTGTACCGCTGAAACGGGAGCAGGTGACCCTTTTGTTTACACAAATGTAACTGTCGATCAGGAAGCATGGAGAGAGTTCACAATTGATCATTCAACCTTTGCAAATTTGGACTACACTCCAAATGAAATGATTGCCCTTAAAACGTCTCAAGCGTGTCAAAATATTTTAACACAGATTAACAATAGTTTAGTGACGCTTATTTATGCACAAGCCGGGGATTACCCTTCAGGTGGTGATTCTGCAAGTTCACCAAAAGGTGTCTCAATTATTTCAAGCGCAGGTGCTTATCAGCCTTTGGCTCTTTCTCAGGTGATTACTGAATACAGAAAGAACGGGTTTGCAGGTAAACCAATTGCGGTTGGTGGTTCTAAACTTGAAACTGCAAGAATGGCAGCGATGTATCAGGGTACTGGACAATTTACATCGCCTTACAATCCAGGTCTCCCAGTTGATTTGTTCACAGATTATGTGCTTGACACTACACTTGGCAACTCTATTGAAAACATGATTACTTGGATTCCGGGAACGGTTAGACTTGTTGAGTGGTTCAAAAATGAGAAGTACAATGCTTTGAATCTTGAGACACATAAGGCAAACAAGATTATGTACGGTGGATTTGAGTTTGATTGTGACATCGTGTACACTTGTGACAAGACTTGGAAATTCACAATCTCTAAGCCATACGGCTTGTTCCACGTAACCGAAGCTATGTACGACACTTGTTGGGATCCTGGAATCTTAGCATGGGAGTTGACTTGTGCCGGACTTGACTGTACTTCATTTTAATTAAACCTTTAAAAATTTTGATACACATGAAAAAGATTTTATTTATTTTGGCGGTTGGTTTCTTGTTCTCTGTAAAAGCAGATGCGCAAGTGTTTCCGCTATACGGCACAACGCTTGACACGTTGACAAATACAGATTCAACGTCTTATGTTGTAGATGCTCGTAATTCGGCATCAATTGACGTTATTGGTCACTTGGGATTAACGAGGGTGTCAGGTACTGGTACGGTTACTGTACGAGTTTACACTCAGAATTTTAACAAAGAATCTGCAAGATGGACACACATAGCGACTACTACCGTTGGTACAACAGCTACTAATAGTTTAATAAACTGCCTTAAAGGTTCTTATCCTGGGCGCTATGTAAGATTTACAGTATCGCAGACCGGGTCTGCGGTAACGCTGCCCAGATTCGCAGCGATCACGAGATTAAATTAATATTTCCGTTTGTTGGTTGAACCGGGGCGTACTTATGTGCGCCCCTCTTTAAATAAAAAATATGAGTTGTTTAGAATTAGGGTTAAGGCATAGTTGCGGAGATATAAATTCCGATGCTCAATACTTTGTTAACGACTTACCTGGCGTTTCGATTAAGAAACTTGCAAACACAGCAGATAGTGATTACTTGAACGCTATCGACCTTTTTAATAAGCTGTGCCGTTCAGCAGAAATTACGGTAAAGAATGACTTTATAACAGAATTAGCGAAAACGAAAAGAATACTTCAAGGCTATGACCACACCGCACGGAAAGTTTACGGTACTCCGGTTGTAGGTAGCGAAACGGCTTATGTACGATTTGAAGACATTAGTTTAGAGCCGTTCACAAAATTGCACGTTAAAAGTTTAATAGTAAAATTCAACATTAACACAGACATTCAAATAACAATTACAGATGGTAGCGATATTACAACGCAAAGTTTCAATATTACTAAAGGCTTTAATACATTGGTTATAGACCATACTTTTAGTTCTCAAACAGGCTCAATAGAGTTTACTTCTACCGGATGGGAATCTGGACCGTCAACGCATTGCGTTTCTGAATGCCAAAACACTAACTTCACATATAATGTGGGTTTTAACTCATTTATGAAAGTTGATACGGATGAACTTATTTGCACGTATTCAAGTTTGCTCGAATATCCGTTTTTATGGCAGTTTGGAATAAAATTGATGTGGGAGATATTGAACACGGATAGGGTTAATTATTTAGTTGAAAGTTCAAAGGGGCAGGCAAGGGAAAACATAGGTAATTGGTCCAATACAAGCATGACAGAGCCGGGCGAATATTGGAGCGCACTTAGAAACTTAGTAAAAGGGATTGATTTTAAAATTAATAACGAGGTCATCGCATCGGGTATGCGATACGTAAAATTTGTATGATATGGCTTGTTCAAAATGTCAGCAAAAGAAACAGCAAGAAAAACCAAAGACCGTAATTCAAAAGGACGGCACAATTATAATAAATGGCAAAGAATACGTTAAAAGATAGCTTTGAGCAATGTATTAAAGAGGCGAGTATTTCGGCTCTTAACTCATTGGTAGCAGATATGAAAAGACGTATTCATCAAGAAGGCAAAAAAACAGACGGTTCACAGATTGGCGATTATAATAAAAACTTTGTTTTGCCTGAAAATTCTTATCCTGATTATCTGCCTGGTGAAAAGTATGTAGCTTATAGGAAAAGAAAAGGCAGACAAGTTGGATATATAGATTTACAATTATATAAAAATCTTAGTGATAGTTTTCAAGTAGGCCAGGATGGTAACAGATTTTTTGCAGGGTTTGATTCGGCTGAACAATACGAAATAGCACAAAAACACACAGACCATTACGGACAAATATGGAAACCTTCCGAAGATGAAAAGCAATATTGCAGAGAAGAGTTCGGGAAAATATACAGACAATGTTTGAATCAATTATTCAAGAGATAAAAGACTTTTTAAGCGATTATGTTGTAACGGAATACAACGGCAAATATGAGTTTAGCGATTCAACCGCTAACCATGTTATTTATAAGCCGTCAAAGAAATACGCAACTGTTAGAAATGTAGAGTTTTACACGCTATCAACCGAAATTACGCTTTACTTTTATCAGACTTGCAATTTAGAGCGTATAATGAATGCCTACAATGTTACTGAAGTGAATGAAGACCATGAGGCGGTTAGTCGGGAGTTAGGAATAACCGAAAACATACTTGAATACACGAAAGTAGTAATTAATTATCAGACAATTAAATCAGTTGATAGCCTATGTTATTCTTGCAGTTAATAATTGTTGCTTCAGTTACAGGGTACGTTGTTCGCAAGTTGGCTAAATGGCTTGACATGGCTATGGATTACGGGAAAATATTCCATTCAATAAGGTATAGTATTGTTTTAAATTCAGTCAAAGATAAGGATAATTTTAAGCGTGAATATGCAAAGGCAGCGACTTGCGATATAGATGAACGTGTTAACTTAGTTGATCGTGTATTTAGGGAACATTCAAGCGTAACGGCATCATATATCCTTTGTCCTGTCTGTTTTGGTACACGGTTGCTTATTCCGGTGTCCGTTGTAAATTTTTGGTTATTCGTTGGTGATTGGACTTACCTACCTATATTTATTTTATTCACTTTAATCGGATTTGTCGAATGAGTTGTTATACGAAAATAGACGTTTGCAATTGTACTGGTGCTGAAATTGACCTTGTCGCACCTGAAACGGGTAACTACACATTAACGTTTAGATATTTAAACAGAAAATTGACGTACAACCAGATTGTGACGTCTGGGAGTAAGTTCACGAATCCAACAGCATTTAATGAAGATGCAACGGTGTCCATGACTATTAAGGATTCAAGTGGTGATGCGGTCGCTATCGGTGGTGTTTACACATTTTTACTTAACTTTGTGTCGTGTAATAATTACACGGCTGAAAACGAAGATAATCCTATGATATTAGAATATTTTGTTGAAGACTTGACAAGCACAACGCTAAGTTTACAAGGTGTTGAAATAGATGGAACGGTATTGAATTATCCGTATTCAGCAGATGCCTACTATTTAGAGATTTATCTAAATGGTAGCAAAATGAGCGAAGAAGATTACACGTTTAACACGGCTACTGGGTTAATAACATTTACAGTCACAACGAACCATGATAATTTAATCGTAAAATTAACAAAGATAATATGAGATATTTATTAATAGTTTTAGGCTTATTTGTTTCATTTTTTGGTAACGCTCAAAGTCAAGGCGTAACGAATGCACAAACAAAGCTAAGACCGAACCAATTAAGATGGTCGCCAACGGACGCAACATTGGATTCTGTTTACATTATACGAGCGGACACAGCAACGGGCGAGCCTGGATGGTACTTGGTTACTTTAGGTGGTGGTGGTGTCGCAGATACGACACTTTCTGGAGATGTTGTTGGCGGATTGAATAGTACTTTTGTGCGTAAAATTAACGGGGTAACGGTTGAAAATAAGACACCACAAGCTAAAGAAGTTTTGCAGTACAACGGTACGCAATGGACACCGGATAGTATAGATTTAGCTGACTTGCCTACATTGGCTCAAAGTGTTTTATTGGGGAGGGGTTCGGCTTCTACGGGTGTACCTCAAGCGATTAGTTTGGGAACGGGGTTAAGTATGTCTGGAACAACTTTGAGTAATTCTGCACCTGACCAAACGGTCACAATAAGCGGGGCAACGGGAACATATCCAAACTTCACCGTAACGCCAACAAGCCCGGCAGGTAGTTCGATGCAAGTTCAGTATAACAACGCTGGTTCATTTGGGGCTTTAGATTCATTCACGGTGTCGGCTAATCCTGACAGGGTGGGGATAGGAGTACCAACACCAACTGCAAGGCTTGACATTCAAGGTTCGGGCAGTACAAGTGCTACGAATGCTTTGAGGGTGCGGAATAGTTCTGCTTCTGAAATACTTTCAACACAGGACAACGGTACTATAAATATTGGTAAAAACGTTTCCGCAACAACTCAAAACACAGCGCATATAGCAGCAAAAGGTAGTGACACAAATTTAGGAATTGCTATTGTGCCTAAGGGTTCGGGTGCAATAACAGCAAATGTACCAGATGGAACAAGCGCAGGAGGTAACGCAAGGGGTAGTTATGCTGTAGATTTACAACTTGGTAGGGATATAACAGCACAGGTAGCAAGTGGGACAGGTACTTTCACAGCGGGTTTTTCAAATACAGCAAGTGCTAATTATAGTACAGTAGTTGGTGGGTATGGTAATTCTTGCACAGGAACGTTTGCTATAACAGGCGGTTTTTCAAATGTAGCTTCGGCACAAGAAGGGATAGCAATGGGAGCGAGTGGCAGAGCATATATAAGAGGTCAGTTTAGTACGGGTGCTTATAGATTTGCTTCATCTGGTGACGCACAAACAAGTAATTTAAGGGTTGCACGTGCAGTTACAGGAACGGCTACAAGTGAAATTTTTATTGATAATTCAAGTAATACAGGACGTTTAACATTACCAACGTTTTCCACAAATGGCTTTTGGAATGCAAGAATACAAGTAATTGCAGTCCGTAAAACTGTAGGTAATGGAACAGGGTCAGTAGGTGATACTTTTACAGCTGAATATAGCGTCGGAATAAAGAAAATAAGTTCAACTACTTCACTTGTAGGGACAGTAAATACCTTATGGAGTAATTCAGATGCTAATATGGCGGGTGCTTCATTTACGATTACAGCAGACGACACAAATGACTCCTTAAAGATAGAATACACGCCACAGTCTAATGCTGGTTCTACAACTGTTACACAAGTTGTGGCAACGGTATATTTAACTGAAACGTCATTTTAATTAAACAAAACTAAATACATGAAAACATTAACTTTTATATTTTTGCTTTTTGCTTGTTCACTTTTTGGGCAAGTTCAGGATTCTGTTGACGTTGCGATTGATACGTCAAGTACGGTAAAACTTCAAAACAGATTTGAAATCAGTAAGACAAACAATGTCTATACGATCAAGCAATTTCAAGACGATGTTACTTTTGTGCAAACGCAAGTAACTGGCAAACGTGAAGCAGTTAATAGATTAACCGCTATTTTAAAACAGTTAAATTCAGATGAAGCGTTACTTTTGAAGCAACTTACAATAATTAGAGCGAGAAAAAAAGAAATAAAAACGGCGAGAGATTTGTATAAATAATTTGCATTTAATATAAACTTATATTAACTTGCATAAAAAAACAAATTATGAAAAAGTTATTATTTATTTTTGCTATGTTGCCTTTGGTTGTTTTTGGTCAAGTTGAGGGCAAGAAAAAGAAAAAATCTTCAGATTCAGCGATTCACGTAAAATTGTCTGAAAACTATCCACCTCAAAATATGGTCTTTAATTCCGTTAAAAAGTGGAACTACAAACGAACGCTATTAGGTTGTGGTGTTGCGTTTTTGGGTGGTGTCGCAAATGGTTATCATGAAACAATTTTGAACCATTATCCGCAATTTAAGAAAGTGCATCCAAACGCAAATGACCAATATTGGAATCCAGAAATTAGTTGGCTAAACAAATATGAAGACTTTGATAGGTATGGCAAACGTGAAGCCTATTTCGGCTCAACTACATTTCTTGCATGGACAACAGATGCTTATCATTTATCTTCTGTAATTTCAAATACTTCATTAATCGGCGCAACGTGTATTATCACAATAGGAGAAAAGCGTAAATGGTGGGAATATGGTATTGATATTTTAGCTATGTCGCTATCTCGTTCAGCAGGTTTTCACTTAATTTATTCTAAAATTTACAAATGAGATGCTTTTATTTATTTATTGCCTTGTGTTTATCTTTGCCATCGTTCGGGCAATATCAGGGCATCCCGATGACGGGATCAAACATTAAACCGAATCAGATACGTTGGACGAGGGATATTGGTGCGGATTCTATTTTTGTGATGTGTGCCGATACTGTGACAGGTAAACCGTTTTGGTTTGCAACTAAAAAATCTACATTATTGAGCGGTGGTGGTGGCGGTGCTACAAATACGGACAATCAAACACTTTCTTTATTATCCGGTGGTGGTACGCTTAAACTAACACAGTTAGGCACGGTATCAAATTTCGTTCAGTTGAGAGATTCAAGTATCACAAATGAAGGTAAACTTACTTTAACAGCCCCTTCGGGAGGCGTAGCTTATATTAACTCTAATACGTCAACAAGTGCAAGTATAGGGCTAAATGAGGGGAACGGAATTACACTTGCATACGGTGGCACAAACACTTTAACAATAACTAACTCAAAACCTAATACAGATAGTCAACAGCTTTCTTTGTTATCAGGCGGTGGTACGCTTAAACTTACACAGTTAACCGGTGCGTCAAACTTTGTACAACTCAAAGATTCAACGATAACCAACGAGGGGGAATTGTCTGTATTGCCCGGCACGGCTTCAACGTCTGTAATAACTTCCAATACTTCGGGGTCAAGTGCAGTAACCTTAAAGGCAGGTTCAGGAATAACATTATCTGAAACGGTCGATACTATTACAATTACTTCAACGGCTTCAAGTTCGGTTAAAGAAGCAAAGAAGCCGGATAGGCTCGGTATTATTGTCGTTTCTGATTCAGTTGGATTTGATTATAAAAAATTAACGGTTGACGCATTTCCGGATACACTCATGTATATACCGGTGTTCGATTCAACAACCAATACTAATAAAAAAGTTTCGATCAAAGAGTTTTATTACGACCCTTTTGCGGAGACTTTGGGCGATGCTGACTTTACGTTATCTCTTGTTTCTGGTGTCGATTCAGTTGTAAGATTTGATGAAGGGTTTGCATATCTTTGGTCTTACACAAAATCAACAGGTAAACTTAAATATAACGGATCAAGGGCGTTATATTTCAAAATAGATGCCGGAGTGCAATTTCAATACGCAAATAGTTCACCACAACCGGACGTGACTACGCTAAAAATAAGGCGCAATAATTCAGAAGTTAAGGTAACTAAAATTGGTAACTTGCCGAAGGTTTCGGGTTCAAATGTACCTGCCATTATTTCTGGAGAAATATCAAGGCTTTTGTATATTTATCCGGGTGACGAAATAGACATTACATTAAAACCTGATTATACACGTTCAGCAACTATTAAGAGCGGATATTTAAATATAATAGCAATAAGCAGACAAAGCGCATTTTAATGATAAATAGAGACGACATATTATTAAGCACTATTGATATAGTTAAGGAGGACTTTAACCGCAATTTGTGCGGGGTGGAGCAGGTCAAAGTTGGGGGCATTTGGGTAAGCCTTAATACGTATGTTTATGAGATAACTGCCGTAACTGGCGCAACTTATGACCTTGACGGAAAGATCACAAATGAAGGATTAGAGTTGTCTTATCCGTGTCATTATCCGCTTAATATGTCTGTTTACAGAAATGGCATTTTGCAACCTGTAACGAAATACACGTTAGCAACAACGGGTGTAATTACTCCTGTCGATGCTTACGATGATGACAATCTGATATTTATTTTTAAATAGTCTTATCTTTGTATAACCAAAGCCGAAAAAAATGAAAGAGAATGGAGAAAACAGATTTTTTAAGTGTGGTGGGTGCATCTATTTTGGGTGGAGTTTTAAAGGTTCTAAGGTCGGGAAAATTGTCCTGGCGTAGATGGGTGACTGAATTGATAGGCGCAATAATTATCGGATTTTCTGTTTTTAATGTTATCACTGAATACACGAATATCAGTAATGATTTAGCAATTTCAGGCGTGGCAGTTTCAGCAGTTTTATGGACGCACATTCTGGACATGACAAAAGATTATATCACAAAAAAAATGAATTCTAATGAGTAACGAAGTTGAAAAAAATTACAAAATTACCGCAACGCCTGACTTTGCAGACCAAAATCCAAACGGCAAAACATTTGTACAGTCTAAGACTGTTATTGTGTTTTCGGTTGCGCTTATTTCATGGCTATTAACTTACTTTAAGTTGTTGCCACAAGACGCAATTGATGCACTTGCAAAACTTGACTGGACATCACCAACAGTTCCGGTGCTGTCTGCTATCGGTATTGTTTTACGTGCAATCACATGGGATAAGATTACAGGTATATTTAAGAAATAATGACCTTAGACAAAAAAGGCATTGAACATTTGAAGTCATGCGAGGGTTTGCGCCTTATCGCTTATAAAGATACAGTAGGTGTTTGGACAATTGGATATGGCGCAACCTTTTATGAAAATTATGTGCCGGTCAAGAAAGGCGATATGATAACCTTAGATCGGGCAGAACAATTGCTACGATTCCACGTTGCTAAATTTGAGAATGCAGTAAATATGCTTGTAAAAGTAGCATTGACACAAAATCAATTTAATGCTTTGGTGTCATTCACTTACAACGTAGGGATTAAGGCATTTAAAAATAGTACACTTCTAAAAAAATTGAACAAAAGCGACTATTTAGGCGCTTCAAAAGAGTTTATCAAGTGGGTAAAACAACCCGAACTCAAGAACCGAAGAATTAAAGAAACGGATCTTTTCAACTCCTAAAAAATTATCATGACTAAATCAGACATTGCTCGTGAGTTTAGGCTCAAGTACGGTAAATCTATGCCTACACGCCAACTGGCAAGAATCATCTACGACAAATATCCTTTGGCATTTAAAGATTATGAGGATGCGCGTTGGGCGCTTCGTTACATAGAGGGTAAGGTTGGCAAGAAGAATAAAAAACATGTTCAAGATACGGAGTTCTGTATTGACGAAGAACGGGCAAAAAATCCATTTAGTCTGCCTGAATCAGATTTGATACCTTATGAGCCGTTTTTATTGAGAGATGGTAATTTAGGTATAATTTCAGACGTTCATTGCCCATTTCATTCAGTCCAGGCATTGACAACGATGATAAATTACTTTCTAAAAAACCCGATTGATACACTTTTGATAAATGGGGATTGGTTTGATTTTTATGGTGGATCAAGGTTCATGAAAGACCCTCGCAAAATGGACATGGCTCAAGAAATAGAAATAGGTTGTCAAATGCTTAATATTCTTGCAGACGCTTTGAAGTGTAAGATTGTTTTCAAAATAGGGAATCACGATGCCAGATTAGAACATTATATTTGGCAGAAATTACCAGAGATTAGCCAGTTAGCAGACTTGCAGGAAATAAAAGAAATAGACTTAGAAAAAATAGTTCGCAAAAGATGCCCGAATATTGATATTGAGTTTGTGGCATCTATGCAAATAATGGACTTTTGCGGATTGTCAATTGTTCACGGACATGAGTTCGGGCAATCGGTATTTTCACCTGTAAACATAGCGAGAGGTTTATTTTTAAGAGGGGGGGAGTGTGTAGTAGGGGCGCATCACCATCAAACTTCAGAACATACACAACCCACAATGAGGGGGCGAATGATAACAACGTGGTCAATCGGGTGTCTTTGTGGGCTTTCGCCGGAGTATCTACCTATAAATAAATGGAATCACGGATTCATGAGAGTTATAGGCGAAAATAATGAGTTCCATGTAAAGAATTTGAGAATTTTGGGCGATAAAGTGCTTTGATTTACTTTTTTTTAAAAATAATTGCTTAAATACTTGACAAAGTTAATATAAATTTATATCTTTGAATTATTATTAACTTGAAAAATAACCAAAAACCGTAATTTTTAATCACAATTAAATTTTACGATCATGAACAAATTTATTATTTTAGCGTTAATTTTAGCGTCATGTACAAAAGAGGCTATCTTAGAACCGATTAAAACACCTGGCAAAATTGAAACCCGTGATTACATTGATCAGAATTTCTTTGATACACCGCCAAAAATTGACGTTCAATATTGTAAAGACGGTACTTATTGTCTTAATGCTATTAATCCAATGCCTACCGGTGGATTTGAAACGTATTATACTTACGAGTGGGAGTTTATCCGGTGTGATGGTTGCGGAGTTGATACGTCAACAGAGATGAATATAAAAGTAAATGTGCTGAGTGGAACAAGTGTAGTTTTAAAAGTAGTCGGCTATCGTTTAGGCAGTAACATTAAATCAGACAAATATTATGCGAGTATCAAGATTAATTAGCGTTATACTTTGCCTTATCATTATGGCATCATGCCAACGTACTTCAATCGTAAATGTTGGCAGTCATACAATGCTGAAAAAAGGTAAGTACTACCAATGTGTTGGATATTGCAAGTCAAAGAGCCATAAATGGAATCAATGATTTTTGTATAACGTATGTTATAGGCTGTAAAAAATTACTTTTATTATGAAAGATTTTAGAAATGAATGGTTCTTTAACCAACATTATTCAAAGGAAGAATTAGAGCAACTTTGGGCTTGGGTTGAAGAAGGTGGCTCTGATGTTGATGTTAAAGAACACAATGGTAAATGGAGTGGATTCCATCCATTAGATACTGAAATGAAAATAGATATTGCAGGACAACCAACAAAAGATGATTGTTGTAATTGGATGAAAAGACTTGGGTTTGGTGTGCGTGGGCAGTAATTTTTTATTACATATATTTGCTGTTATAGCATCGTTTTAATATGCTATAACGGTAAAATATTGGCGAAGGGCGGGATTTGTAGCACTACTGTTGATAGTAGCACAAATGATGGATGATCCACTGATGTTGATAGTATCACGTCTGCCCGCCTTTTGCCAATATATTGTTAGCTGCCGTTTTTCGTCAGCCTATAACTTGACAAATTGATTAAAAAAGTAAACTTATAACTTGACAAAATGAATATAGAAAAACAACAAAAAGCAATTATTGAAGCTATTGAACACGAATTGTCTTTAGCCGATGAATTTTACAAACCACAAGGAATGTTTCATTCTGTTTGGTTTTTACCCGATGCTGGGGAATTTATGTATGCTGATGCACTTGTTAAACACGAAGTAATAAAGCCTTTAATTGAAGCTAAAAAACTTGTTTACAAAGGAATTGAAAAGCATCAAGGAGAACTAATGCCGAGATATGTACTGTCCGCAAATGGCTGCTAACGTTTCCGCTATGAGTAGTGGCGGATTTAGAACTACTCACTATCAAAATACAACAAATGACAATAGAAAGCACAAACGATAAATTAACCGATAAAACCGCCATTACTTATAGCGAGTGTTATGCACAGCCTTTTTTGCTTTTCAATGAAAGTAATTTAGAAACAATGGCACGAATGCCTGATAACTTTATTGATTTAACTGTAACAAGCCCACCGTATGACAATTTGCGAACTTACAACGGATATTGTTTTGACTTTGAAAATGTAGCAAAGGAATTATTCAGAGTAACAAAGCAAGGCGGTGTTGTTGTTTGGAATGTAAATGATGCTACTAAAAACGGAAGCGAAACACTTACTTCATTTAGACAAATATTGTATTTTAAAGAAATTGGCTTTAATGTAGAAACAATGATTTGGGAAAAGACTGGAAGCGGTTGTTTAGGTAGCAATAAGTTTTATGGACAAAACTTTGAGTATATGTTTATATTGACCAAAGGCACTCCAAAAACAACCAATTTGATTTGCGATAGAGAAAATAAAGTAAAAAGCGGAAGCGTAAAAGTAAACGGTGGATTGGATAAAACAGGTAAAGGTAAGAATAGGATAGTTGAAAGAAAGCCATTTGGCAAACGAAATAACATTTGGCGATTTGATACGCAAAAAAACAGCGACCACCCTGCACCATTCCCAGAACAACTTGCAAACGACCATATAATTAGCTGGAGCAACGAAGGTGATATTATTTACGACCCATTTGCAGGAAGCGGAACAACTGGGAAAATGGCAATACTAAACAAACGCAAATGTATTATGTCGGAAATTTCAGCTGAATATTGCGATATAATTAAAAAACGATTAGAACCGATAATAAATGAACGCACGCTCTTTTAAGGTTGTGCATAACAATTGTATATACGAACTTTTATATAACAATATTTTTTAATCCGGTCGAAAGACCACAAACCAAAGTGCTTTTTTAAGATAATTTAGAACCCTGAGTAATCGGGGTTTTTTTATATACAAAAGCTATTGTTTTTTTTACACTATTGAATTTATCTATAATTAATATTTTTTTATAAAAAAACTTGACAAATATTGATAAAGACTGTATCTTTGAATCATATTAATTAACACAATAAAAAAAATATTATGAAAGTAAGTTCAGAAGTTTTTAAGAGAGAAATAATTTCTTTTTTTAAAAAGCAAACAGGATTAACTATATCTGAAGCAAAAAAGAATATACGTAAAAATATAATTATTGACAAATACGGCAATACTCATAATGAAAGTATAAAAGCAGGAAATGTAAAGTTTTTCTATTGCAACAACTCAAATTATGCAGGTGGCATTAAAAATGGTTATGGCAAAGGATGGTATATTTCAAATGTTGGGTTTACCGGTGGATCTGAAATAAAGTTATTTAACAATTTTTAGATAATATTAAAAATATAATTGTATGAGATTGATTTTTGGTTTTCTATTTTTATGGGCGTGTCGAAATGATGCGCCCGTTTTAAACTCCGATCCTGATTATTATCCGGCAACCATTAACGAGATTATAAGGCGTGAAGGCTACACCGTTAAGAGCGGTCATGGTGATAAGTATCACAAGACTGTTAAAACCCGCTTAGATGCGCTTAAATTGCTCCAAAATCGTATTGATAGTATTTATAATAAAGTAGGCAATGAAGCCCCGATACTGACACGTAATCAGAAGTTAGCGGTTACGTCTTTAGTTTACAATATTGGATTCGCTAAACTCAAAAAAATGAGGTTATGGCAGTCGATAAAGCAAGGTAAAACTAACTTTCAAGATTGGATTGAGATATGTTACTTTAACAATAATGGCAAAAAGGTTAAATCTGCGAACCTTCGCAAGAGCAGACAATTTGAAATAGAATTATTTAACGAGAAATGATCCAAGTAAATGACATAATCAATATCCTTAAAGCCTACCAAGATAATCCAACATGGTCACGGAAACGGATAGCCAAAAAGTTGGTAATATCTCAAACAACTGTAAAAACTGTATTTGACAACAACATATTAGATAAACGTTGTAAGATAACCATGGACAAGGAGGACTATATCTTATCAAACTTAGACAAGCCTATTAAAGAAATAGCGTCTAATATAGGTGTGCCATTGCCATCAGTTTACAAGTTTCTGCGATCTCGTGGCATTGATAGAGAAAAGCTATATTATTTTAGATTGAATAGATAAATAGTATTTGACTGCTAATTAAATTTTATGTACTTTTGAATAAAATTAAAACAGAATATGAAAAAAACAATCGAGATTTTAGAAAAGGCTATTGCTGACCTAAAGACAATCAAAGATTCTTTAACCCAGCCTTATCACATAGGGCAATATTATTACTTCTCAAATTATGAGCCATTTGACAAAGAGCATCCCGTAATTTATGGTAAACTGCAAGAAATAAATGGGAGTGAATACAAGTGCAACGGTTTATGGTTTTCTCTTATTTCAGAACACCCATTACAAAGGAATTACTAATGGATATAATGCCTAAAATTTTAGCATCTGATTTAGAATCAGAACTAATACGGTTTGGGGATAATTACGATATTGCGCTAAATCTAAAAGGTGACGGTGAATTTAAGACTACCGGTATAGCAATTTTCTTGACCTGCTCAATTCAAGGTATAATAATATCATGGATTAAGGGTCAATATTTTGCAGTAACTCAGGAGTTCGACACATACAACGCACAACAAACAGAATCACTTATTAAAGAATTACTAAATATATAATCAATGATACTAATTAAAAAACTTGCAAAAGCTAAAGCCGAAATTAAGGCTACTAAGCTGAAAAAAGAAGGGCGTAACACGTATTCAAATTATGACTACTTCACTCCTTCTCAAATTGAACACCTTGTACAGACCGTTTGCGAATCCAACGGGTTACTGACAAAGTTCGATTTAATCAGGAACAATTTAGGTGTTACCGGACAATTAACCGTTTTTGATTGCGATTCAGACGAAAATTTAACGTTTGAAATGGCAACCGCAATACCTGAAATTAAAGCCACAAACATCGCCCAGCAGTTAGGAGGTTGCGTGACTTACACCGAGCGTTATTTGAAAATGTCTGCATTTGGTATTACAGATTCAAACCTGGACTTTGAAGTAACAAAGCAAACTAAACAAGCTGAAAAGCCATACTTCACCGATCAAATGTTTGAAAAAGCAAAGGTTGCGAATGCCACTATCGAACAAATCGAAAAAAAATATACTTTAACAGCGGATATGAAGGCAAAATATTTGGAATATGCAAAGAACTGAACAATGGCACGAACTTAGATCCGGTCGATTTACCGGGTCCGAAATTCACAAATTAATGGGGGCAAAAGGACTTGGAGAAACGGGCAACACGTATGCTTTAGAAAAAGCATTTGACATTGTGTTTGGGCGTGACAAAGACGAAGGCTTTACATCGTATGCCATGCAACGAGGCATAGACTTAGAACCATTAGCTTTTGAGTTCTTTGCAGAACGTCAATTTTTTGAAGTTGAAAAATGCGGATTCTTTGTAAAAGGTGACAATTTGGGTGCATCTCCGGACGGCTTAACTTCAGATGACGGATGTTTAGAGATTAAATGCCCAGACAACAAAAAAATACTGGGGTTAATTGCAGGTAAGCCAATCGATACGCAATATATTTGGCAGATGCAATGTGAGATGCTTGTGACCAATTCAACACGTTGTCATTTTTTTAATTATGGCATACGAAATGATGAAGTTATCTTTCATGAAATTATAGTAAAGGCAGACAAAGAAAAGCAAGACTTAATTTTAGAGCGTGTTGAAGAAGCGGTAAAAATACGGGATAAGTACGTTGAACTTTTACTTAACAATAAACAATTTTAATTATGATCTTTAAACTTTCAATAAATAAAGATATGCCAAACGAAGAACAAAACGGCAATGACGCACAACATATCTCACTAAATTCCACAGGGGGAAATTAGTTTCCCCCTGTGGAGATAAAAACCTGAATATTAACTCAATAAATAACTTAAAAATGGAAAAATATTTAAAATTATATGGATTTCATAAAACAAAAAATGATTTTTGGATAAGGGGTGACGGATGGTTAATTATGATTTATAAACCATATTATGCAACAAATAGATGGAAAGTTGAATTAAAAAATCATTCATTTTTAATTACAAACCAATTTGATTTAGCAAAACTAATGAGAGCTTTAATTAAAGATTGGGATTTAACGGATTTCCCTTATGATTACTGCTAACGGTATTGGTGTATATTTCAGTTGCGGAGCAATAAACTATGAGTAGGGCGAAAATCTGAGATAGTGTAAAGACCTGCAAAAGATGGGAAACCAGTTGAAGCAATTGAATATACACCATGTTATAAATCTGGTGGCTTTGGTGATGTCTGTTGACGAGCAGATTAGACCACATATTACGAAAGCAATAGGAGATGCGAGTTCTTCAAAGCCACTTGTTTATAACGTTTTGCAGCTAAACGCTGTTGGCGATTTTGAAAACGAAATTTTAATTAAACAACAAAAATAAATATGGAAAACAAAACAACAATTAAGCACGAAACCGCCAATAGCGATTTAGGTGCTGTTAGCCGCAGTTATTTGGTATTGTATGAAAGCAATCCAGATAGAATAAGTGGCAGTATTGAAAAGTTTGATGGCGAAATTATGTCATCAGTAAATTTTGAAGCAAATAAGTCAGAAGATTTTGCTACAATGAAAAAATGGGCTTTAAAAAACGGTAAAAAGATTTTTATTGTAGAAGCAGTTATGCCACTTATTAAAATTATTCCAGAGGTTACGGTCGTTAATAATTGCGGCTAACGTTTTCGGGCTTGGCGAAGTGGCTGAACCCGAACTTAAATAGAATTACTAAACTTTAAAATTAAAAACGAATGATTGATAGAATTACTGAACAGCCATTTTGCCAAACCCGTGTTAGTGGCAGTACTTTTGTGAATGCTGATTGCTTCGATGTTTTTCCTTTTATTGAGGATAATTCTATAGATGCTATTATTTGCGATTTGCCTTATGGCACAACAGCTTGTAAGTGGG